AGGTGTAATACGCTATATCTATCAACAGAGGAGATAAATATGAAAGATGTGATTACAGAAAACTACCAACTAATGTTCGGTGATTGTTTAGAGAGAATGAAAGAGATTCCTGATGGGAGTGTAGATATGGTTCTAACAGACCCACCTTACGGTACTACAGCCTGTAAGTGGGATTCTGTAATTCCGTTTGATGCAATGTGGGCTGAGTTGAAACGAATTATCAAACCTAATGGAGCTATTGTTCTATTTGGTAGTGAACCTTTTAGTAGTGCCTTACGAATGAGTGATATAAAAAAATGGAGATACGATTGGATTTGGGAAAAGAATAAGCCTACAAATTTTGGAAATGCTAACAAGATGCCATTAAAATCTTATGAAATAATAAGTGTTTTTTACAACTCTCTTCCAACATATAACCCGCAAGGACTTATTGACATACCTGAAAAAATAGTTAAAAGAAACAAAAATGAAGAACCAGAAGCGTATGGAAATACTGGTTTAATTGGTGAGTTCAAAAGAAATAAAACTAATTTTCCAAGACAGAACTTAAAATTCGGAATGGAGGGAAAAAACGTCCACCCCACCCAAAAACCAGTAGCGTTACTTGAATACTTAATTAAAACTTATACAAATGAAGGTGACTCTGTGTTAGATTTTACTTTCGGAAGTTGTAGTACAGGAGTAGCAGCTTTAAATACAAATCGTAAATTTCTCGGTGTAGAAATGGAAGAAAAGTATTTTGATATTGGTGTTAATAGAATGCAAGAATCTACTATTAAAGGAGATTTAAAATGATTAAGGTTGAACCTCAAGAGTACGAAACGTATTATCAGTGGGTTGTAAACACTCAAACTAGGTGGTGCCACTTTTTAGTTCAAAGGTATTTCTATGATGTTGGTGTTGTCTTAGAGGAACTTGATTTTGAAGATGATCGTGTTCTTGAACAGTATGTTTTAGAGGGTTTTAATCCTAAATCCTTACCGTTTTTCAACCAAGAGAAAGATCAAATTATTGTGATTACTTTAAAGGAGCATTCTAAAACTCAAGGTCATAAAAAACCCAACAGTGATTAGCTGTCGGGTGAGGTAGTTAGTCGTACAACATAGTTGTTAGTCTTACGACTATTAAGGAGAGGGTGTAGAAATACACTTCTCTCTTTTATTTATTATTCTTATTATAAATCATCAGCGAAACTGGTATAGTTTCTAACGAAACTGATTATAAAAAGCTTTAGCAAAATCAATAAAACTGAGAATAGTTTTAATCCACTTTTCCCAATTCTCACCAATCTCAAATAAGAAGCTTTTAATAAAAGCAACTACCCAAGCTTTCTTATCTTGTCCTGATTGTTTCTCTTGTTCAGCAGCATCCATAGCATTTAGAACAGTTTGATAAACCTCTTGTCCTAACTCGACACCTTGAATTAATACATTTGCTGTTTGTGCAATAGTTGTCATTTTATTTTCCTTATCTGCGATATTTATGTTGTTATTTATTTGTAATATATGTTATATTTGGTTTTTAATGTTATGGAGTTTATAATGTCACGAAGAAAACTTGCATATGGTGTTGGTATTAACGATTGGTACACCAATATTAGCAACGGTAGTAGTAAACATATTCCAGAATACAAAATGTGGCTAAGGATGTTGGAAAGGTCTTTAAGTGAAAAATGGAAAGCAGACCACCCAACATACAAAGACGTGTCCGTAGACCCTTCATGGTACAGCATGACTGCATTCATCAAAGATGTTTCAACTCTTGTAGGTTATGATCAAGCAATTACTAACGGTTGGCATTTAGATAAGGATTTATTAGTTAAAGGTAATAAACTTTATTCAAAAGATACTTGTTGTTTCTTACCTATCGAAATCAACTCTTTGATGGTAATGCACAGGTCTAGTAGAGGTGCTTACCCTAGCGGTGTCTGTCGTCGTAAAAGACAACCTAAACGTCCATATTGTGCTGTAATCCGCACAAGTGGTATAATTAAGACGTTAGGTAATTATGCAACACCAGAAGAAGCTTTCTTAGCTTACAAAGAAGCTAAAGAAGCTTACATCAAAGAAGTAGCTAACAAATGGAAAGATAATATTGACCCACGAGCTTATGATGCTTTAATGAATTGGAGTGTTGATATTACAGATTAGAGGGCTTCGTTCCCTCTTTTCTATTTTTGTGTTTTTACATAATCAAGAACAACCTGAGCTACCGCTTTACCGACTAACCACATCTTATCCTTAAAGACTTGTAATCGTTCTTTATTGCTCAAAAACTCAATTTCAACTAGGATTCCGCCATTAGATACCCAAGCTAAACGAGAGTGTTGTCCTGAACCCTCTGACTTCCACCCTTTATCACCACGAAGCTTACTTCCCATAACATCAGCAATCGCTAAGGCGATTTGTTGAGAAACTACTTTATCCTTTTCTTGACTCAGAACCTCTACGCCTTGAGCTGTTTTATTCTCAGAGGCGTTCATGTGAAATTCTAGACTTATGGTACTACCCTTAATTAACTTCACAGCCTCTTTTAATGGAAGATTTTGTTTGTTGTAGCCATCAACCTTCAAGTGAATATCTTTATCTTGCTGTACATAGTAAGCAACAATATTGCGGAATTGTGTAACTAGCTCTGCTTCTGTTGTACCATCTTCTGCAACAGCACCACAATCTGTTGTGGAGTGTCCCGCACTAAGACTAACATATATTTGTTTATTTGTCATTTCATTTCCTCTAAATTAATCTTTTTATTAATCATCAAGACCTAATTTCTTACTAATCCATTGACTAATAACATTAGTACCTTTAAAACCTAAGAATCCACCAATCAACACACCTAACTCAGCAGGGAGGTTTAACCAAGTTAATGCGAAGTAAATCCCATACGAGAAAAGTGAGCACATTAGAGATTCTAGCCAATCAACCTTACCGTTAGCTTTAGCTGTACGGAATACTGCCATTAGGAAAGCAGTTAGGACTGTTGCGGGTAGAAACCAATATTCAACAATAACTTTCCAAAAGTCATTTAAGTTCTCTTGCATACCTCACTCCGAAATAATAAAATAGGATGCAAGAGGTTTCTCCCACATATTATCGACTTGTTCATCTGTTAAACCTAAAGCAATACGAGCTTGATTAATAAAAGGATCAGTACGACTAAAGAATGTTGCACGAGTATAAGCAATCTTTAACTTAATATCTGATTGAATTAACTCTTGGACTTGATCATACAACCCTGCATCTACTAATTTAATATCAAATTCAATAGGAGTTAAGGTTGGCATACGTTCACGATTTAATTGTGCTTTTTCCTCATCGCTAAGGTATTTCTCAGGGTTTACGTGACGATCAACCTCATCATCTGTCATTGGAATCATATCTTCTGTAACATATTCATCTTGACTACCATCATCTTCAAAAGCATAAACATTGTTATCTAATTTATAGTATTTCATTATCTAAGCTCCGCCCATGCAAATACAACACCATCAAAACGATAAGATACTGTGTGTGGAACAATTATTTGAGGCATTGAATCCCCATGTACAGGTAATGTGACACCGCCAACTATTAGTGGGGCACTTTGTGTTCCTGTCATAATGTATATTTGAATAGGCTTACCTGTAGTGTTTGTATAAGTTACACCTGACGCACGACTAGAGGTCAAGTCCTGCCAAGTTTGACCAACACCAAAAGATGAGGTTATGGTAGTATTTAACGAATCTTTCAGCACCTTACCTTGAGCAGCAGTAAGGGCTTGGTTTGTATTTGTAGATGTTAAAGTGTTATTGAACAAACCATCTGCATTAATTGTACCAGCAGATGTCCCATCTTTTTTAATTAAGCTAATTGTTCCATCAGCGTTAGCCTTTGATGCTACAGGGTGTCCACCAACAGTAACTCCATCGTGAACAACAGGAACGTCTTTAGTTGTATCTACAGTAACTTCACCAACCGCACCCGTAAACGTATTGTGCTCTGTTGTTGTTCCCTGTCTTAATTGTATTTGTATTGCCATATCTTAATTATGCAAAGCATCCTCATTAGTAAGTTAAATTGGTGTCAGTAATACTTCCACCTATAATGTTTGTTATAACTGCTGTATCTGTTATCGAACCAAAACTACGATTACCTGCACTTGTTTGGTATGTGTGCCATATTGCTTGATAGAGAGAATTGACATGATCTACAGCAGTATCACAGAAGATTTCTGCTGAGTTGTTGAAGTCGTCTACGCTTTGTGCTCTGTGCATTGGTGCTGATGTTCCACTAACCATAGGTTTATCTAAATCATAAGAACCTAGACCTACCTCCGCAACAACACTGTCATACCAAACACCTGCACTATTAACAGTAGTAGAATACGCTTCTAAAACTAACCATAAGTCATCTAAGTCCCCTACGAACTTTGTTCCATCACCAGCATACCCAATATCTGTTAAAAAGGTTTGAGATATTGCAGGGAAGTTCCTAACACCGTTAACTTTACCAAAGTTCCATTTATTAGGGATGTTAGCATTGATGTAAGTAGCTAGGAGATTCACCTCTGTTCTAAAAGCAGGTAATTTTCCTAAAAACAGTTGTGAATCTGTTATGAAAGATGCAGGTTTACTTAACCTAGAAGGTGCTGTTGGTAATGTAATTACTGTTGGTGCTGTCATTGTGTAAGAACCTCATTATTAAACACTTTAATCGTATTAAATGCTTTAATCATATTAACCCCTCTACACGTAATGTACATTTACTCACTGTTGGGAATGAGATAGTAGCTTTGAAATCACTATAGAATCCATAAACAATTAATTCTTCCATTTCAGGATTACCAATAAATACACAAGGTACAGAATCAATATCTGCAAACAGTCTTTGAACATTTGCTAGGTTTACATTATCAATATCTACATCGTAATCAGCATACTTAGAGTTCTTACGTTTAATTACTGTAACCTTACCAAATTCATCCACCTCTTTACGAGAGTAGGATTTAATACCAATTGCTGTACCGTAGTTTGTTCTACCTACAACATATTGCATACCGTACACGACTTCACCAACCTCTACTAAACCTGAACCTGCACTAACATAAACTGTTATCGTTGCTGTAGGTTTGTTAGGTAAATCTAAGAATATTGCTGTATCTAAATCACCTAAGTTGATTAGTGGAGCAAAGAAGTAAGAGTAGTAGTCAATTACATTACTAGATGACCTTAGTTCTTTTGTTCTGTCATAAACAACACCCTCAATAGAGTCATTCATTACAACCCGAACAGTGGAAGCATTTACGTTTAGTAAAGCAATACCGTTTACAATTTGGTTTGGTGTAAGGGTAAACTCAATACCTCCTGTTCGACTACTAACACTTGAAAGTGTATTGTCAAACATTCGATAACGGTTAGTATAACCATCATCTAACCAATTAACTTGATCTAAATCAGGAGGTGTTGTCCCTATCCCTGTTACAATCCGTTGATAAATTTTATGTTGATATATAACTTTGTCCAGAGCAGTATAACTTGTACCAGAAACCCAAGCAGGGTATTCGTCCTCTGGGATGTTACTAGAAGTTAGAATAGTGTCCGTAGTCACTACACTTTTAATAACTCTCATTTAATTTCCTCAAATATTAAAATGCTCTGTTTAAAATAATCTGTTTTATTTAGGATGCAAGGAGAGCCGAAGCCCTCCCTCCACATCTAAGGTGCTCACTACATTAAGGAGTCACAACAACTGGAACAGGTGTATCACCATTCTCAGGTTGAATACCAACCATAACACGGTTTCCATCATCCCAACGCTCTGTACGAGAGTCTACATTCTGAACAAACTTAGCGATAGCAAACAAGCCAACATTAAGCTCTTCACGCATTCCTTTCAGTTCTGTAGTCATTGTACTGTTAGTTGTTACGATAGTTGGGGTAGTTGTCCCTGTACCTGTTGAAGGTGTTAGAGTAGTGCTAATTGACGTTCCTAGCCCTTGTTCTTGTATGTCTGCACTAACTGTAGCTGCTCGTTGAATAAGAGCTAAATCACGCGCATATTCGCTTCCAGTTACAGAGTAAGTTTTACTTAAACCCATCAAGTCCTTACCAAGAGTAAGGAGCTTTTCAGCAGAAGCAGTGTCACCTTGCATAGCAAGAACAGAAGCTTGTTCAAACTGACTACGCAAGTAAGCAAGGTTACGTGGTTGTTCTGTTTCACCTCTTGCTGCTCTAGCTTGTTCAGCTAAATCACGTAGAGATTGTACAAGAGCATTCACTTCACTATTAGCACTATCCAAAGCATCTTGAAGATCGTTAAACTCAGGAGCTAATGCAATGATTTGACCATAAAGCTTTTGACCTGCTTCACTACTAATATCAATACTACTTACAAGATTTCTAAATGCTTTCACATCAGCAGGTAATTCCTTACCAAAGATAGCAAATTCATTTGTCAATCTACGTGTTAACTCAGCAGCTTGTTCAGCAGGAGACAACATCTCAAAGTAAGCATCTAAACCACTAGCTAAGCCATCTAAACCGCCTGCACCTAGAATCATAGAAGAAGTAAGATAATCACCACTCTTACCTGTCATAAACAATTGTTCTTGTAAATCTTCTAAGGTGTTAATGAAGTCTGTTATTTCTTCAGCACTACCATCGAAAGTATTTACAAGGTCAGTCATACCACCTTTGATAGTTGAAATACCTACCTTAGTTAAGTATGATTGTCTAATGATTTCAGCAGCAAGGTCATCAGCTTGTTTGTTGATAATGTCAGTGTAGTTGATTGAAGTTACGTTTAATCTATCAGTGTAGTAAGCAGCTTCTTCAACAGCAGAAGCAACTTTCACTAGAGTTTCATAGTAACCTTCACCTACAGATTGGAACTCATCTAAACCACCAAAAGCTTGTTTAGCAAGGTCATCAGCAGCAGCCCCAAATACAGCTTCTAACTTCTCTTGGATTTCCTCACCACTAAGACCTTTAAGGTTGATCTTACCAATAGAAACTACAGCATTTTTAAGGTTATTTTCAACTGTACTTAAATCAGCACCAAGAATATCAGTAGCAGATAAGATTGAGTCATAGAAACCACCAAAGATTAGAGTAAATTGCTGTTTGATTTCATCATCCACAGCAGCATATTGAGTGCTTGTACTTGAACTACTACTAAACCAAGATTTAGTAGTTGTCTCAACATCGGCGTATTGCTTTAGGTTCAAACCATTGCTCAGAATATCAGATAGTTTTTGATCACTAGCATACAAACCACTTGCCACAACTTCCTGAGAAGTCTTACCAAACAAACCACCAAATACGGTTGAAGCAATACCACTAACAAGATTTCCAAGTGCTCCACCTAACAGCAGTTTGTCTAAACCGAGTGTGAGCACGTTCATCATTGTTGTAGAAATGCCAGTATATATTTTATTAGCAGTACCAATTACACCTGTTAACTTACCATCAAACTCTAAGTTTGAGAAATCTCCACCTAACTCACCACGTAAGATTAAGTTAGTAACACCACCAATACTACTTTCAATGTTTCTCAAAGAGCGTAACATTGCAGAAGTTAATGGAAGCATTAGGTCACTGTTTTCAGATAACAAGTCAATAGAGTTAGCAATACTAGCTGATTGAGCTTCTGAATCACCAAAGACTGTCCCTGTACCTTGATTTGATGTATCAACGTACTCACCACCGCTACTACCACCTCCACCAATAGTAATACCTAGCCCTGCAACTAAAGCCGCCATTGCTGCAAAACCAACGAAGGCAGCAGGACCGGGTTGTTGTGCAGCAGAAAGTACCGCACCAATCCCTGCTGAAGCATTAAAGCCTAACTGAGCAGCTACTTTAGTCGCAACAGAAGATAGGAATAACCCTAAGTCTTGAGCATACCCTGCAAGTTTAATAGCCATAGTTTTAATAGTGTCTTTCTTTTCCCAAAGAGCAAAAGCAATCTTTTTAGCTTGTAAAGCAATCTCTAAAGCGTTGATGATCTTATAACCTTTACTCTCTTCTTTAAAGAAAGACTTAGCAAACTTCAACCCTTGCCTATAAGCAATATCAATTGTCGCTGCTTTCTCTTTCTGTAAATCCTTTTCTACAGCAATTTGATTATTCGCTAAATCGAGTAATTGTTGTGATCGTTGTGTTTGTCCTTGTAAGCTAGCTAACTCTGCTTCAGCTTGATATTGACGCATAGATTCTTGAACTGTTTTGATCTTTTCATCTAAATTTGTCATACCTGAAACATAAGCGTTTAAACCGTCTAAGGCTTCTTTGAAAGGATTTCCAAAGCTACCAAACACTTCAAAGTCGACATTACTGAAATCGCCTAAAGGGTTAGCTTTTTGCTCTTTCATCTTATTAGCGTAAGATTCTGCAAGCTCTAAAGATTTTCTTAGTTGAACAGCACGTTCAGCTTCAGAATCACCAATAGTCGCATAGTCTTCTTTTACTGCACGTAAGGTTTCACTCTCACCAGAAAGTAAACTATTAATCTTTACACGAGCCTTAGCGTTTTCATACAACAAATCTAACTCATCTTGTTGCTTCAATTGAGTTTCAGCTTGTGAGAACAATAATCCTTGTGTAGCACCAGCTAGTTTAGAAACAGCAATATTAGAAGTTGTGTAACCAAGAGCAATTGCTTTAGTAAGGATACCAGACTCTCTTAAGATTGAGTTAATCTTAATCTCAGAGGCTTCAGTAGCTTTCTTAACTCTCAAAGATTTCATCGCATTTTCATAATCTTCACCAAACTGATTATAGACGTTCTTACCGTTACTTAACTTAGCTACACGAGATAAAGCAACTTTAAACCTTGCTTCTTCAATTCCCATGCCTTCTTTTAAGTATCTGTTTAATGTTTCTTGTTCAGTTATTTGATCAGACAGAGCGTAAGATTGTCCAAGTAAAGTATTCATGATAGACTTCTCAGCAGCTTCACGCCCTGAACTATCATTAGCAAAACTTGCAGCAGCTAATCCTTTCGCTGTTTCGTAATCTACACCTTCTTTAGTTAATTCAGCAATGACACCAAGCTGTTCGATCTGCTCTCTTAAAGATTTAGTATACTCTTGACGATTTTCTTCTCTACGAGTCATTTCTTGAATGTTAGCTAACTCAGTAGCAACAGCAAGATTACCCTTGTAAATATTAATATACTCTTTTTGACTAGCAATACGAGCAATATCTAAGTTATTTACTCTCTTGAGAACATCGTAATATGTTGTCATCTCGATCACTTGGTTTTGAAACTTCTTCAGATCACGTTCAGATTCTTTACGTGTCTTGTTTAAGTCTTTTTCCGCTTTGTTACGAGACTGTGTTACAGCCGACAACGCTTCTTCTGACTTCTGTTGTTCTTGTAAAGCTTTAACATGATCAATGGTTGCATACTTACCTTGACTACGAAGAGCTAAGTCTTGTTTAGCTAAGTCAACAGCTTTTGTCTGATCAAGATTAAAGGCTTTCATATAACGCAAAGCTAACTGGTTCGTCTTAGTTACGTTTTCTGCATCTTGTAAGAATTTATCAAACTTACTACCAGCAATCTCCGCCTCATCACCAGCACCTTTAGTTGTTATACCTAAAGCTTTAATTAACTTCTCAGCTTCTTTAGCTTTATTACCTGAAGTCTCTACACCACCAGCTAAGAGGTTAAATTTATCTTTACTCTCTTGAGAGATAATTGAAGATTTATTAATCTCGTTAGACAATTGAGAAAGTGTAATTTGACCTTCTTTGTATTTCAAACCAAGTTGACTGAGAGCTTGTGCTTGTGTAGAGGACATATCGTTATAACGACTGAGAGCGAGAACGTTGGTAACTAATGCCTGTCTTTGATTGTCATATTCTTTAGTTAAATCTGAAACTGTTTTCTTTTCAGAGACCATTTGTTCAAGTTGTTTAACTCGACTTAACTCTTTATACTTAGCAACTGCTTGATCAATACTTTCACCTTCTTTACGAAGTGATTCGGTTGTCTTTTCAGATTCTTTGTTGAATAGTACATAAGATGCAACTGTTCCAGCTACAGTAAGAGCTAAACCAACCCAACCACCAAAGAACGCTAGAACACCTTTCATTGCGTTACCTACGTCAGCGATAGCTACTGACATCACGGTTGCTGAACGGGCTGCACCAGCTTGTGCTGCTGCCATAGATAACAGTGTTGCTTGATAACGTATGCTCTCAATACGAGCTAATACAATCGCTGCAACATAACGTGATACAATAACAGCAGTCAAGATTTTAAAGGCTTCCACTACAGTTTGAATAGCACCTGAGTTTTCCTTGAACCAAGCATTTACCTCTTGACCCATTTCACGAGCACCTTGGCCAACTGTAAACATACTCTTAGCTAAATCCATCATAGATTCACCTAGAGCTTGTGTTATCCCTGCACCCTCGTTAAATTCACCAACAGCAACTAAGAATCCTGTCTTAATAGCGTTAGCTCCTTGCTCCATTGTTACACCTAACTTCTTATTTTCTTCAATCAATTTAGGGTACTCTTTCAGCAATGCTTTAGCGATAACTTCTGTAGTTAACTCCCCAGCAGAAGCCATCGCTTTTAATTGTTCCGCAGCTCTTCCTGACCCATCAGCAATAGCTTTGAGGAATCGTGGAGATGCTTCGCTAATTGATCTAAATTCGTCCCCAGCTAGTTTACCCGATGCCATTGCCTGTGAGAACTGAATAGTTGCTGAAGCTGCTTCCATAGCTGTAGCACCACCGATACGCATAGACTTACCAAACGCATCTACAACAGATGTAACTGCTGCTGTATTAGCTCCAATCTTTTGCATAGCAGGGACTAAACGAGTGAACAATGTTGCAGTCTCTCGCAACCCTACGTTATTTTCAACAGAGAATTGAGCAAGTTGACTATTAACTTTAGCTAACTCTTGAGTATCTTTGATGTACAACTTCATACGGTTCTGAATAGCTGTGTATTCATCTGCCATTTTAACTGTAGCAACAGCTAAGTTAGTCACAGCTGTCATAACACCATAGATAGCAGCAGATAGAGCAGCATATATAGCAATACCTTTAACCTGATCTAAGAAATTACTATGACTTGTTGTAACTTTCTCAACAGCAGGGTTTAATGCTTGTGTAGCTCTTGTTGTAGCTTCAATAGCAGACTTGTAGTTGTTTAATGTAGTTACATCAGCACCACTAACTTCTAAACGAGCTAGACGAGTAGAATCTGTTTTACCATAACCTTGAGATACATACTTAGCTTTAGCTTGTTCGAGAGTAATAGCTTTTTGATTAGATTCATTTAAAGTGTTTTGAGCTTTGACTTGTTTATCAATGGCTTTTTGTCTTGCTTTCTCAGCATCATCTAAAATCTTTTGTTCCGCATCAGCTTTTTTCTTAGCTTCTTTTTCTTGGTCTCTGTATTGTTTCTTTAATTCCTCAAGACCTTTGTTTTGTTGCTCAATCGAGTCAAGAATACCCCCACCTAAAGATTTGTTTGATAACTTTTCATACTGAGTGACAGTATCTTGAACCAACTTCGCTTGTTGTTCTTGTTGTTTCTGTTGTTCTTTGCTTAACTGAGCCAAGTCTTTACGAGTTTGTTCTAAACCTTTATTATTTAGTTGATTTGAAATATACTCGTTTGTTTGGGATACTGTAGCTCCAAGTTGTTTAAAACTTGCAATAGAGGTAGCGGTAGTTTTATCTAACCCTTTACCCAAGTAATCCCCAATAATCTTTTGCTTCTCTAAAGCTTTAGAGGTTTTATCAACCTCCTTAGTTACTTGTTGTGTAGAGTCTTTAACTTTCTTTTGACTGCTCTCGAAATCAGAAGAAGCTTTCTTACCTTTTGTACCAATGTTAT